CTCATTACATTAGCTATATAGGAACGTTGTTGTGCGAGATTCGAGGGGGTCTTTGGGCGGCCTGTAAGAAACATAGCCAGAAAGCCCTTAGTGTCATAATTGTTCAAATCAACTTGAGACCCAGCAAAGAGATTCACGTACTTCTCCAAATACTCGTTGAAGTATTCAAGTATCTCTTTCTGAGCTTGTGCACGTTCCTTCTTGGAACCATTAATGTAAATGGCAACAAGTTCGTCAACGCGTTGAATGTCCACATTATGGACAGGCTTATTTAGGGCTTTATCTTTTTCTTTGACTAATTCCATATATATCCTTGCCGCATCAACGACAAGAATATCAATGGGTTAGGAATCAGTCAAGGTATTTACCGCTTCTTCTTTTGTCTTGATCTCTACAAAGATATAAGACACACCAGATTCTAGTTTGCGTCCAGACTTTCCACCGAGATGAGTCGCCGCCCAATCCTTACCTAATGTAAGAGAAACAATCTGCGAGTCATCATGCCACGCAATTCCATTCAAGGCATCCATTACCCCCTTGGCTAAATTATCCAAGTCAGGCTTTATAATATGTGCCTCTTCTTTCATACGAGCATAGGGTCTCTCAAAGACAAATAGAACAGAGAGCAGTAAAGGCCCCTTTAAGGGGCCAAAGTCCTCTCCCGCTACCCGTTTAAAGGCTTCAGCGATAGCAGCCTTATAGAGCTTAATAGGGCCACTATTGGGTGTATAGATTTGTATGCCTGGACCAATGCGTCTAGCCTTGGGGCGGGGCTGAGGAATCGCTGTAACTTGTAAATCGAACTGTATCACTTAACCCACTTCTCCTCACGAATAACCTTTCCGACCAGATCAACAGAAATACCATATTTAGTAGCTAGATCTTTATAAGTATAAGAACCAGAAGAATATAATTCTCTAAGTTCACCAACTGTAGTCCAGGTTAATTTTGCAGCTGGATTCTTCTCGCCTAGATAAGAGATGCCTCTATCTTTAAAAGTTTGACGGCGTTTCTCTTTTGACTCATCAGTATGGTGTCGTCCGTAAAAGGGATTTGCTTCACCAGCCTGCTGACCTTTTCTAGCCTTAGACCAATGCACTTTCTTCTCTTCAGTATGCATTTGTCCATAAAAGGGATTGTTCTCACCAACTAAATTACGTTCTTTATTTTTCTCAGAAATTAATCTTTTAGTTTCTTCACTATGTTGATGACCTAATGTAGATCCCGCAGTTGGCAAAATATTGAAACCCAATAAACAAGCTTCTAATTTATCAATCCAGTATTGTTCTTGTTCTAGAAAATTAGGAACCTCTTCTAGTATTTCGAAGGCAAAGACCTCTTCTCCATACTTGTTCCAGGCATTTTGAAGATGTTTATTATGATGGTAATTCCCCATCAACATTCTTTTATGACGCTTAAAACGATCTTCCAAATCTACTGCACTTCCAACATAGAATTTATCATTAGAAAAACATCGAATGATATAGACACCACTTGCCATTAGCTAACCTCCATTAAAGTATCAATATTACAATAACAGAGATTATGGCTGTGGAATAGGATCTATCTCAAGTAGAAATTCAATCATCCAATTCCCGGCCTCTATCTACAATAGGCATATTGCATTTGGCACACTTCATATCTTTGACCACCCATGTCCTACCAAAAATGAATATGCACAATTCTCACTATTGACCCAAGCGTAAGAAGCTTCTCTAGGGACTATTTTATTCAGCATATTTAAATCTGATGTACGGTAGTAAGGCTTGCCACTAAGCCAGAAGGTATTTACCCCTTGAGGCTGAAGGAAATTCATAGAGGTACAGTGAACCCAGTAGGGATCTCTTTCGCTCTCTCTTGTTATGAGTTCAAATTCCATTAGTAATCTTTTAACACTCTGTTCACTGGCATATTCAAAAGCTCAGAAAGAGTCTTCAGCTCTTCTTCATTATGAGAACCTACAATATGGACAGGAAATAAATTTTGAGCACGGATCTTCAAGAGACTGTAAGAGAACTCTATGTCCTTTGCGCTCTCTAGAATGAATTTTCGGATCTCTTTCGGATACAAAGAGTATTCGAGGAAGTACAAAGCATCCGCTGTTTTATACGCATCTGCTAATGTTAGATCATCAAGATGTGATGCAGGGACCAATTCAATCTGCATATTCTTAATGGTAGAGTAGAGGAGAGTACATCTCGCCTGAAACACTCTAAAAGATTCATCGGGCAATACAACAACAGGTCTCTGATACTTCACCAGATCTAAGACCGTAATAAAGTCTTTACCCATTCGACGATCAACATGCCAAATAGCTGACGAAGTATTTCCTAAAAATCTACGATGCCAGCCTTTGATTTCCATAGCTTACGTCCTATTAACCTCAATAGAGCAGACGCGATCAGCCCCCCACGGGGTTACCCCATAGTGCCGACCAATCTCTTCGCCAATCTTCATAGTAATTTCGGTTGGCGTTTCTTCAGAATCAAAAACACCTTCTATAGATTCATGATCCTCTGGACCAAGGGCAGAAGGAGTAGAAATAAGAACTTTCTGACCACGTTCGAAAGATCCATATGGCCATGCTATCCAGGGGCCCCAGGGATAATCAACATCTTGGACAGGATAAAAAGAAGCTACAATAGATTTAATTATTGGAGCATACATATGTAATGTATTAATTTTTATCCTTATTTTTCCTTTGCTTGGAATATTCATACTGTTCCTTCCTGGCTTTACGGGCCTTCTCTAAATAAGCTCTATGAGCTTCAGATTGTTTATACTTCTGATATTGAGCTTTGGCTGCTTCGCGAATCTTTTCCCTCAGGGGATTCTTTATCGTTTCTTCTTCCAGAGTATTCTCTTCTGAAGTTGCACCCTTTATGCGCTCAACTATTATCTCTTGAGTTATTTCTTCGTCATCCCAAAAGACTGCTACAGCAATTCCTTTTTCTGCACAGAGTTCTAACTTACGTCTATCTCTTCTCTGTGCATCTCTAAAGCCATCGGCAGTTCTATGGAAGTGTTCTACGAACTCTTTATGTTGGCGCCCGTGCCACTCAATCCCTAGTTTATAATCAGGGAGATAATAATCAAGACGGAGACTTTCCCCTACTTGGAATTCAGGCTCTATACGTAAACCGCTGCCAAAAATATTAAGCAGCTGGATCCGAAGAAGATCGGCACCGATTGACATTTTGCCATACCGCAAAAGCTAAAGGACTCGGAAGTATCTTCCATGTCCAATGCTCATCATAGTCAGAGGCGTAGACCAATATCTCTTCATCAACTCCATCCATAGATTGGAGGCTCTCGAGTACATTGAACAACTCATCAGACAAATTATATCTAGGAACTTCGTCGGCAATAAACTGAGCTTTACGGACTTCAGTGCCGATACCACGAAACCATCGAATGGAATCCACGAGAGATAGCATCTCATCAGCGGTCCAAACATGATCATCATCAGGGGATAAAATGACCGGTTCTTTCATTATTCACTAAGAGCCTCACATGTGCTAGCCAAAGGGCAGAATCCACATGCCAACGTATTCGAATACGATACGCCATCTTGCATTGATTGGAGAATATTAAGCAAGTCAAGCATAGCAGTCTCCCAAAAGCGTGCGTTGGGCTCTATGGTATGTGTGGTAAAAGCACGATAATTAATGAAAGACAGGACAATGATTTTGCTAACAGGAATAGATTGGTCCATTGCAATTGATAAATATCTAACAACTGGCGCCCACTTAACTAAGCCCGCCTTTTGAAATTGTTCAGATATGACCAGAGTAACAGAACCATCACCATTGCTCAGGATGACGGGTATCTCCCCTTGCAACTGATGATTATAAAGTGACGCGCTTAAAGAAAAATTCACAGCAAGGATAGAGGCATCAAGCTCAATATACCAATTGTGGAATTGCTTTAAGGCTATAAGAGAGCGGTTATATTTTGCTCTATCTTCCTCATTCTTCTCTTCATAATGCTCCCAGAATATCTTAGTCCACTTATCTAAGATTGGCTTCCAAGGAATCTTACTTTCATTTTCGAATTCTCTTCTAAAGACATATGTCAAAAGAGAAGCAAAGTCTCTTTGGCATTCTGGGTCAACAACCGGAATCGTGCCCTTCTGTTCATAGAACTTGGGGCAGAAAGAATATCTGGCAACATCTAGAACAGAAGCTTTCATACTTAAGTTATCTCAACCTTAACAACTTTGAAGTTTATAGTATCTTTAGAACTAGCAATCATATCCCGAAGTTTCTTCTGGTCGGTGTTTAACACAGCCTTGTCTCCAGTCTTGATTTCTATCAGATCAATTGCGCCCTTATCATCTCCATTAGGAAACCGTATCCCAATAAAGTCTATGATATCCCCAACAGGGAAGATGCGATCATAGGCTCTCTGGAGCTCAATGAATTTAATAAGCTCGCCCAACTTGCCAGTAGTCGTATTAGCACTCCCCTGAATAGTATTCAATGTCTTCACAGGAAGCTCTTGAATAGATTTCATGAGGGACATATCAACCTTAGCCTGCTCAAGTATTGTCTTTGATTGAGCTATGCGAAGATCAACTATATCAGTCTTCAAATCTTTGACAGCCTCTACAATAGGATCTTGCCATGAGCTCACAGATAAGCCCTCTATCATTTCAACCTTAGGTGCAGTCAAAACTCTCTTTAGTACTATTACTGAAAAGATAAAACCTATCACCGACATAATGAATGAAGCAATATACAACCAAATCGGAATCGTCATAGTCCTGTCTGGCGGAAGTTAAGCTTAAAGCCACCGGTCTTCCGATCCATTACGCGGGTAAAAGCTCGTGAGCCACAAGGGCAAGCCAAGGTATCAGTAGAGACTAAATGGCGCTCGCCAACCTTTGGGGCATCAGCAAGCTTTACATCAAGTTCTGCAGCTGCTTTACAGACGGCACATTCAAAATCGTATCTCATAAATCTTTAACACGAACTCCTTTAAAGTGATACGTCGTGCCATCACACGAAAGATTATGACAACCTTCTATTAATTTAGCAGAACTTCCATTGACTACTAGGATGTCATATAGCCCAACGTTTATATCAAAGTTCTCTACAGAGAATACGCCATCTACTCCATGAGCAACTGTGTAGTTCCAAAGCTTAATCTCTAACTTCGAGTCTCGTCGGATAATATAAGCAGTCATTTCTTCTCCGGCTTTTTCTTAACTCTATACTTCTTTGGCTTTGGCTCTCTTGGCTGTTTGCGTTGCTGTCCCAGTTCTTTAAGAACTTCCAAACCAGCTTGTATCGCTGAATCAATTAACAAATCTTTAAAGTTCATATGAATCCTTGCTCCTTTACAGTTGAGCTCCTACACTTAAAGAGACTCCATGATCATTCAAGTATTGATAACACGGAGACAACCAAACGTTACTTAGCAGGGGGAGAGGCTCACCTACATTATAAGATACAGGACACAGAACAGCGCCAATATCAGAGCTATAGACAGCACCACCTCTAAGAAAGCGCCAAGAAAGATCATTAGTAGTTTTGCCGTAACCCATAAAGCTGACAGCCATTTCACCACCCAATGCTCTTTCATGATTCACGCTCCCAGCAATATCCAAGTGTGGAGCCCACCAATAGAACTGGTCTAGTTGTGGCGCCTTCTTGAACACATTGAATTTCTCGACTGTTGCTTTTGGTAATCGCTTACCATCAGCATCGAGTTCATAGAGGTTTATATAGCTGCTGTCATCATCTCCAGATACCTGAACCAGTTCAAACTTTTGATTAAGTTCATACTCAAACTTACCAGGCCCACCACAGTAAGCCATTAAGTTTCCTGTGATTCTCCAGTCTCCAAAGGTCCACTTATACGGTCCGGTATCGCAAGCTCCTTGTAACGGCGCTTCAAGCGTTCCTTGAGTTCCTGATACCGCTGTGGGTCCTGCTCTTTCAGGCGTCGCCAAAACGACACTTGCTCGTCCGCTGCCTCGAGAGCTTGTTCCAAAACGAGCTGTTGCGATAGTAATAATTTCTGCATCTCGCTCATCTAGGTCTCTCCTAATATCCTCTGGGATAGTTTGAGCCAAAGTTTTTATAAGTTCGCCAGTTGCATCAATTTTTGTTTCAGCTCTGCCTAAGGCCTGATTGAACGTTGTAGCCTGCGTTTCCGAAACCTTCGCCATAGTTTCGACGACTCGTTCGAGACGTTCATTACGAAGATACAGACTAGCAACAACAGCCAACAACAAAACAAAACCAATAAGAGCAATGAACTTATAAAGTAAATTAACATTCATTAAGCCACCTTAGAATGGAATGACATCGTCCATCCCCGTTAAACGTGTGAGGCCTGTTTCCTGGGGGACTTCAATCTTCTTTCCGCCCTTCCAAACCACAGACCTTCCTTCCTCTCGAGCTACATCAATTCTATTTGATTCTATAATTGCCATAGCTTCTTCTGGACTTACTACCTCATATCTAGATTGTGCCGGATAGAACTTATAGTAATGAGTTGGCGTTAAGTCATTAACCTTGTTCTTACCCACACTCCCCTCGATAATAGGAAGCTTATTCAAAGGATGTCCATGCCACAATAAGCACTTCTCCTCATTGCCTGTATCTCTGGCAGCCTTCAGCGGATTGAACAAATGCTCCAAGTAGTTAATATCGTATTCAATATTAACAGCTTCTCTCAGATCATTATTCGTTGGGCGATTGCCAGTCTCGATCTTCTTATATTCAAAGGTAGAGAAAATAGTCACACCATATCCCTGTGCTATATTAGTCTTCAAGAACTGAGACTTGCGCTTAGTGGCTGTACGTTCATCCTGAGTGGCAAAGTCTTGCGTCTTATGGAAGTTATCTAAAATGACAACAATCCGTTTACCAGGATAATCAGCAACAGCCCTCTTCACCATCTTCTCTAAGAAGACAATAGTCGCACCATGAGTCATGTCTTTGATATGAAGGCGCTCCTCCTTGATGAAGTGACGAAGTCTGTCATAGCCAAAGTCACGCAACTCCATCAGGTCCTTATGCTCAGTTGGATATTGCTCAATCCAGAATTTCGGATTGGCCATCTTATTCAGAGTAAGCTTCTCTGCCATTGGAGAACCGATGCGGATAGCTTCCTGCACTGCAAACTGTACAGCTAACCGTCTATTCATTTGAATACGGTTGTCGTCAATAGTATGCAGAATGACTACGCTATCTTCATTGCACTCAACCAACTCATCTGCCAATTGAGACATCAAGGCTGACTTGCCAGTATTCGGGACACCACCAATAGCCAGAACAGTTCCCTTCACGTCACCATTCAAAGCAGTTTGCAAATTAGTAAGACGCTTGAATCTAAATCCTGAAGGACCTTCGAGTGTAGCTTCTTGTTCAATTTGCATATCAAGAGCAGAAAGAGTTTCATCAACACTCAACGGATCCAACGTCCGAATCTTATCGACTTCTTCCATTCGCTCTAGCGCTACTCGGAGAATTTGCTCACTGGCTCCATCTTTATACTGAAGCTGTCGAATCAGGTCTTCTGCGATAGCCTGCTTCTCTCTCTCGACCTCAGAAGCAGATACATCAGCACGGCGTATCAACTCATCTTCAATCGCCCTTATCGAGCTGCCAGTGGCCTCCGAGAGGACTCGAATCATTTGCTCTCTGCGAATCACATTAGATTCAGAGAGGATGAATGGAATCATTATTTCGCAAGTCTTGACAGGATCTTGGTCGGCATCTTGATTGCCAAGAGCCCAAGTGAAAGAATCAACCAGGGGGAGAGCAGTAAAGGCCTCAATACCCTTAACTCGAATAAACGAATTGGGGTCTTCATTCTCTGGGAGAGTTACAACTGATACCTTGAAAAAGGTTGCTGATGTCAACATCCCCGGAGCTTCTTTGGTCCCTAATAGCAGCTCTCGTGTTGCCGTCCGCCCACTATTATCACCATCAAGAACGAGAACTAAGTGGCTAAACTTATACTTCCTCAAGATGGTCAGATGTTGTGGAGTCAGAACTTTGCCACCAAGGGCAATACAATTCTTCAGACCATTTGCCAAAGCAATAGCCCAGTCAAATTGTCCTTCAAAAATATAAAGAGGCTCATCTTCATTCTTGGACTGTATTGCATCAGACAAGCCGAAGAGGAGATCACGCTTAAAGTAAATTCTATTTGTTTCACTTGTAGAATCATACTTTCGTGGAGGGGCTCCAAGCTTGCCCTTGTCGACCCAGGCCTTATGCTTCTCTTCCCATTTAAGATCCCTGGAAATAAAGCCTACAGGGGCACCAGAAGTATCCTTAATCGGGAAGATTACATTATTGGCCCCAAACATTCCTGGTCTTAGAAAGCTTGCTTCCCGAAGAAATACAGTCGTGTACTTCTCCTTCATAAAGTCTTCAAACTTTTGATAGTCAGGAATTGTACCGATCCCCATGGATTTACAGAACGGGATGGTCAACCCACGTTCTTCCACATAAGCTTTGAGAGGATCGGACCATGGCTGATTAGCTATATAGTCAGCAGCAATACGACATGCATGATAAGCATCAATCTTGAATCTGTCTTCTTCTGTCAGATCACCAAGCTCAAAGGGTACATTGAAACGCTGGCATAATGGCATTAAATTATTGGTAATAAAACCAGCTCCAGAAATTGGAGCGCCATTCTTCCAATGATTTAGTGTCAGTATATCAAAAGTCCTGTTGCATCCATGGCAATAACCTTTTATGCCTGAGCTTAAAAGATGAGCTGATGCACCTGTTTCCTTATGATTGGGATTGGGACATAGGAAATAGTCTCGAGGTTTCGGACTATCAGACTGATAAATCCCCTCTTCTATCATATAGGTAAAGAGATGGGACCTGAGACTACCTAGAGCCTCTTCGACATTTTCCACTTTCATTCTTTAGTCCACCGGTACAATCTTATTTGGTGTCCAGAGTTCAGGCTTCTTCTGAGCTGCAGCCATTTGCTCTTCCTGAAGTTCTCGTACTTTCTGCATAAATGCATCTCGGCCTTCGGTTATAGCCTGTTCAGTTACTTCCTGCTTATTAACTAATATAGCAGCAAGAGCTTCAAAGTTCCCTACCATTGTAAGGATTCCTTGCTGTAGCTGATTCTGTCTCATCTCGACAACGCGAGCCCATTGCTTTAGAGCATCAAGTTGTACTTGTAATCTAGCAATCAATTCACCATTAGGACCCGTCTTATCAAAATCTAGTTCAAACTTATTTGCCAATGTTAATCTACCTCGGCAATAGGTATTAGGATTTTTGAGAAAGCAACAGATTCTTTATCTGAGATTCCAACCATCCACTGACCTGTGCCATCAGGAAAACCTAAGTTTTCCGCGAAATCATTTATTGGAGGCAATGCTCCGTTCTTAAAAATACGACGTGTTCCACTGGAGAACATTTCCGGACAATGAAAATGCCCATAGAAGAACAGATCTGCATTGTGACTATCTAGCCAAGTCATCACACGCTTTGCTGGACCAGCCGTGCTGGCCTGAACAACACCAATATGGCGAGAGTGAATCTTCCACCCCCTGACCTTAAAGTCTGTCCACATTTGCAGTGGTGTGTGAACTTCAATATTTCCTTCAGCCATATTAGCTAATAGCTGTAGACCAAAATACAAAGCATTATCCCAGTTGGTCATTTGGTGATGGTACTTTGTTGTTCGTCCATGATTGCCAGGCACACAATGGACCCTGACAACAGGGAACTTCTCAGCCAGTCTAACTAAGACATTCCATATGGAAATGGTAGCTTCTTTTATTTGATCAAAGGCATGACCTTGAGTTTCATGCGCTTGCGCCGGGTATATCATCTCACCATCAATAATATCACCAGCAAGAAGAACAACACATTCATCAACATCGTAGCCATCTAATTCAGGAGCAGCAATGAATTGATCTACGATACTACTAAGCCTTTCATTTGCTTCATCCAGGTCAAAAACAACATGGTCGTTAACTCGGATGACTTCACCGAAGTGGAGATCAGAGAGACAAAGCAAGGCCGAAAGGCCATTCAGCTTATGTTTTACTTCGACCTTATGCAGACCATCTTTCCGCAAAATCTCTTTTGCTTCATTGATGATATCGGCACAGACACCTCTGAGATCTCGCGGCTTATGTTGTGGTGGAATTGGAGCCAAAGAAGCTTGTGGTGGGGCTTCCTCCAGCTCTCTCATCAGTGCACCCACCGGATCAGGGGCCACATCTAACTTTAGATGCCTCTTTAGGAGGAAGCTCATATGCTGAGCACTAGTCCTCTGGCCAAGCCTGCCAAGTACCTGACGAACAAACTTCTTTTGTTCCTCTGTCCATTCCATCGTTTTACCTCTCTAGTTGACTAACAAATCCTTGTGGCAAACTAAAATGCCCCAATCGATATCGAAAATTTCCAATCTCTAAATCAATTGGTACTTTCCCTTGCGGAAGTGAAGTTATCTTATTCACCATAGGAAAAGTCAATCTATTAATCGTAACTGGTTTTGAAGTACGATCCAATTCTTTAGAAGCTAAAGAAATACTATCTACAACAATCTCCAAGCTACGATATATATTAGTACGTCCAGTTATGACGACACACGCGCCTTCATAAATATCAGCCGCACAGTTTGCATATATATTACTCCAAACTTTAGCAGGGATTGTCCCTGACTCATCATCTAAAGTAAGCATTGCGAATTGACCTTTTTGCCCATTGCGAATAACAACTTCAGAAATTGTTGCCAGCAATGTTACATATAAATCAGGAAGTTCAATACTCGCGATTTCATCGATATTTCGAGCTTCCTTGATAGGAGCAAACTCGTCCAACAGACTGCCAGAAAGATGCAGCCCAAGAACCTCTTTCTCAGCATCTAAGACCTTCCTTTTGTCTAGGTCGATTTTAGGCTTAGAGATAACGATTCCTCCATAGTCATCTGAAAACAAATCTCCAAATAGAGTTGTCTGCCCCGTTTTCAAAGCTTCTTGTTCTGCTCTGACAGCATCCATAACTAGAGGGATGTACTCACAGAGTTCAAGACGATTCATACTTGGTTCGATCTCATCGAAAGCCCCACCTTGGGCAAGAGCAATAATATTGTTCTTTCTTACCAAGGTTGGATTGATGCTCTTACAGAAACCTATGAGGTTTTGGAACTTTCCATAATGGGTGCGCCATCTTAAAACATCAGCAATTGCCGAGTCTCCACATCCCCTAATGGCAGTTAGACCAAAACGAATTGTGTTCTTATCTACCACGGTGAAGTTTAGTCCAGACTCATTTATATCCGGACAAAGAACTTTAACACCATGTTTCTTAGCATCTACAATGAATGGTCTAATTCTGTCTAGTTCATCCCAGTTAGACATATTCGCCGCAAAGAAATCTGCAGGGTAATGCCTTTTCAAATAAGCAGTTCTAAAACTGATGATACTGTAGGCAATAGCATGTGACTTATTCAAACAATAGTCGGCGAACCGCTCGATGACTCCGAAGAGCTCCGCTCCTACGGATCTAGTATACGCAGAAGCTAGCATCCCTGTAATGAACTTCTCTTTTTGAGCAGCCATCTCAACAGGTTGCTTCTTACCAATAGCTCTTCTGAGAAGATCGGCTTCAGATAAGCTGTAGCCAGCTACTGCTCGAGCTATGGCAAGAACCTGTTCTTGGTAAGTAAGAACACCATTAGTTGGTTCAAGAATATGTTTTATTCCGGCAATAGGGTAAGACGGCTCAACTTCTCCTCGACGTACTTTAAGGACCTGAGACACCATACCATTGTCCAGAGGACCAGGACGGAAAAGTGCCGAGATAGTCGCGATGTCCTCAATAGAAGATGGCTTAAAATCTCTAGTAAACCCACGCATACCATCTTCAGCAAGTTGGAACACACCAAAAGTATCCCCTTCAGACAACATCTCAAAAGTAGCAGGGTCATTCTCGTCTATCTTATCCCAATCAATCTCGATACCCGTACGAGCTTTAATATTCTTTATCGTATCGTCGATTACAGTAAGTGTCCGGAGTCCAAGAAAGTCATATTTGACCAACCCGATACTCTCCACCCCTTTATCAGACCACTGAGTCGCAGGGAGGCCTTCTTTTGTTCGAGCAAGGGGGACAACAGTTGCTAATGGTCGATCCCATATAACTACACCTGCTGCATGAGTGCCTATTGACTTTGGCACTCCCTCAATTTCTACAGCACGATTAATGACTTCGTGAAAGCTCTTGTCTCTGTCATAGGCCATCTTGAATTTATCAAGTTGCTCCTTGTGCGACTGGATGAATAGAGGATCGGGATCTAAACATTTGGCAAGAGTAACAGCGTGATCTCCTTGGCCACCTCTAGCTTCATCGGGAACAAGCTTCCCATATCTATCAATAGTTTCCGGATCGAGTCCTAACGCTCTGGCCGTATCTCTAATTGCAAGACGAGCCCTCATTGTACCAGTAGTGCCAATCTGAGCTACTTGTTCGCTACCATATTTGTTGACAACGTATTCGATAACCTCGCCGCGTCTACGCATACAGAAGTCAATATCAAAGTCTGGCATTGATATCCGACCACGATTCAAAAATCTTTCCCAAAGGAGCCCATACTTTATTGGATCTGCATCTGTGATTTTCAAGCAATAAGCTACAAGAGAGCCCACACCAGAACCTCTTCCTGGCCCAACTGGGATACCTTGCTTCTTCGCCCAGCCCACATAGTCAGCTACGACCAAGAAGTAAGAAGTAAAATTCATTACTGAGATGTCTTCTAATTCAACCTTGAGTCGCTGAACATACTCTTCCTTGCCCGCCAAACCTCTTTGCTCGAGACCCTTCTCGGCTTTAAATCTAAGATATAAGTCTTGTTCCGACATTAGCAATTCCCATGGGGAATGGGCCAGTCGTCCTCTTCGAAGGAACGTCTGTTAGGTGGAGTGTCCTTAGCTGCATTTCTTAGTCCGACTTCATAGCCTAATGCGAAAGCTGAACGATAAGTTTCCCCATCAAAGCCATCAGCCAAACGCCCTTCCCATAAAGAGAACCATTCATTGAATACTTCCATAACACTATCTGGGACTTCAATCCCAATTCCACGAAGATAGTTAACTTGCATCTAATTTCGCCTTTATGGTTTGCAGATCTCTCCAGAAAAAATCAGCAGGAGAGCCGGGTGTTCTTTGAGGGTTCCTAAGTACATAGGCAGGATGGAAGGTAGGAAAAACTTGATAGCCTTTATAGTCAAACCAATTGCCCCTGGTCTTAGTGATACCTTTATCAGCTCCAAGAAAGAATTGCATCGCAGGATTCCCAAGAGGGACTATCACCATTGGCCTGATGATCTCAATTTCTTTCGCAAGAAAACGAGTAGTGCACTGAATTGCTTCTGAGAGAGTAGGAGTCCGGTTATCAGGAGGGCGATGCTTGCAGGTATTAGTAACATAAGAATCAGCACGATTGATACCAACCGCGGTAAGAGCACGATTGAGTAATTGACCCGACTTACCAACAAATGGAATACCTTGCTCATCTTCATTCTCTCCCGGCGCTTCTCCCACAAACATAACTTTTGCTGTAATCGGTCCATCACTGAAGACAGCCTGCTTAGCCCCCTGGTAAAGTGGACAAGCTTTGCATATATCGGCCTCAGCTTTTAATTGAGCTATCAATATTTCAGAGCTTGGTTTCTCAAACAACAAAAGCTGCATAGAATTTAACTTTCTCTTTCGACACCTACGATAGAATTCATATGGACAAAGACCAGTTCACTATTAGTTGGATGTGCTTGAAACTGTGTAAAGAAAGCAATGTCACCAGCCAGAAAGGCATCTCTGTCAACGTTTGATGCAATACTATTATCAGTCAGAACAGGAAGCCCAACTGAGACAATACTCCCTTTATTTATCAAGCCAGCAACCAATTTCGGTTGAACCGAAATAATCGATGAGCTTTTAATCTTAGACGTATCAACAACAACCCAGCCCCTACTTGGCTTCAACATGCAACTCTCCTAAAGTTTTCTTCTTCCATTCTATATATTCACAGTAATCTTCAGCTTCAGATACTGATATAGATGGAATCTTATAGTTCTTTGTTTCGACTTCAATAGTTGCCGCACAAGCATCTGAGATCTCGACTGTTCTTTGAATCGCCGATCTGCCAACTTCTCCGTATTGCTTAACAAAACGAGAAGTTACTTCCTCGGGTGTCTCTACTGAATGAGCTTCAGATGGGTATCGATGTCGAGTAGGATCATTGAGTAGCTTGTCCATTCCCAGACAAAATACTAAGTCCTGTTTATGTGAGTCAGCTTTGTCCAGATAATGTGAATCAACAGTCGCGATTAGAGGAATTCCAGTCTGCTTTGAGACCTTGATAAGTGCATCGTTGTACGGCAGCTGTTCTGGACGGCCATTTAGCTGGATCTCTAATGAAAGCTTATCGCCAAAAATATCCCTATACATATCAGCAACTAAATGGATAGACTGGTCTGCAAAGAAAGCTTTCGCTGTCACACCGCCCAGACAAGCAGTGTGGGCGAAAAGGCCGTCCTTATGCTCACGCAACATCTTATAGTCAACTCGTGGCTGGTTATAGAAACCCTCAAGGTTCGAGCGGGTTGTGAGTGCTAGTAAATTTTCCCAACCCTTTTGGTTATAAGCAATTAAAACTAAGTGGGCGGATTTTCCCTTCCCCCATTCAGCTCCTCTGCACTTCTCTGTATCTGGAACCACATAGACTTCATTGCCAGGTATATACTTAATACCGTACTTCTTAGCATACTTTGCACACTCCCAGGCTCCCATGAGGTTACCGTGGTCAGTGACCCCAACAGCTTTCATCCCATGATCAGCACACTTTTTCATAAGTGCTTCTGGTTCAGTGATAGCATCACGCAAACTGTACATCGTATGGGTATGAAGATGACAGAACTGATTCATTTACTGCACCATCTTTGTAAAATAACTTCATGAATCATACGTAGATACGTGTCCTTACATTCTCTAGCTGATTTACAATTAGCTCTTGCATTCTGTCGAAATCGCTTAAGAAATCTTCGCCAGAATCTAAACCACATCCCGAAGCTCTGATATGTCCTCCACCGCCAAATTCCTTGGCAATAGCAGATACATCAAAGTCATACGTCCTAGACCGCAATGAGACTTGACCCGTTTGTTTATTTGCAACAACAGCAACATGACTATAAGCAAATAATGTCTGTAAGTATTTCATAGCAGTTTCTTTATCAGGAGTATCAATGATCCCCATTGCTACTTGAAATGGTTGCTCCCTAAAAGTGCCATCAAAAGTATAAGTCCTGGCATTCATCGCAGCATGAAAAGCATTGAGTGAACCAACACGATTAACCTTTTGGTACATCTGTTCTTGGAGCTCATTCGTGAGAGGTTCACCTTGATTCTCCAAGGCACTTGCAAGACGGTCAACCCACCTAATAGCGGTTATCCCATTGACTGTAAAGCCTACACTATCTGAATAGAGGGAGACCCATAAGTAAGGGTGGATAATTCCACAAGCGATGAGAATAGAAGCAGTGGCAGGAACGAGAGCCCAAAAAGTTAGCGTCTGGTTGGTCACTCCAACATACAATGATTCTAAATCAGCAGCTTCTGGCTTGCGGCTCAGATGATGGTCAATATTGATTATGGGGACATCCTTAATTGGGATCCCGAGTCGGTCGGTATCGACATAGTCATCGACAACAATTAATGA